TAATGGTGACGGCACCGACGGGAACCGCCTGCAGTGTGGCGCGCAGCACGGTCGGAGCGAGCCCGGTGATGCTGATCGACCCCGCTGGCAGTGCCCGAATGGTCGCGCGCAAAGCAACGGGAGCCAAGCCGCTGACGGCGACGGCGCCGACGCCAGGTGTCGCGACGCGGTTCGCGCTGACCGCTGCCGTCGGTGCTTGCCCCGCGAGGGTGATGCTGCCCGCGCCCGGCGTGACCGTGGTGCCGCCAGCGGCGGCCGTGGCCGGGATACCGAGCAGCACCGCTGCCCAGCCCGATTGCCCAGCACCTGCTGAGAAGACCGCCGTCTTCGTGCCGGTCGAGCCCGCCGCAACGGTGTCCGCCGTCGAGACGCAGATGCCTGAATATTCGCCGACCGGGCTGGCGTCGACGCGTTCCGTCATGCCGGCCGGCGGTGCCGCTGCCCACACTTCATCGGTGTTCTGGTCGAGGCCAGCGGCGAAGAATAGGTCATACGTCCCGGTGCCGGGAATCGTGATGGCCGGCGCCGTGGCGTTGAATGGCGTCGTATTGCCGGCGTCGCTGACTCCGGGCAGACCCACCACCAGCGCGCCGCCGGTGTAGCCCGAGAAGGCCAGAATGACAATCGTGCCGAGGCTGACGTTCGTGAACGTGTAGTCAGCCGGCTCGCTGCCGCCGGCCGTCTTGCTCAGGACTTGGAAGTTCTCGTTGTCGAAGAGGATGTTCTGCGTGACAACGTTGGGCGAGTCCCAACCCGTCGACGCGACGGCGTTGAAGCCGTCACTGTCGACGATGGCGAGCAGCAGGTCGCCCGCAACGACGCCCGCTGGTTTGTTGCAGACACCTCCGGTAGCGGAGATGCCTACGGCGGCACTTGCGCTACGAAACGGCATCGTGGTTTCTAATCGAGCCCCTCACGGGGGCCCGATCAGACCATCGTGAAGATGCCGGCAGCGTTTTGCTGAACCGTCAGCGTGTTCGGGCTGGTCACGGTGAACTGAGCCGTGCTCAGCTTCGACCAGCACAGCGCCTTGCCACCCGACACGCCGATGACGGCGAACTTCACATTGATCAGCGACGAGCCTGACGCGGTAAACACGAGGTCGGTGCTGTCGAACTTGTACTGCTTCGCCGAGGCGCCGACAGTCCAGGCCAAGCCGCCGAGGGCACGGCCGCCTGCGACGTAGCCGCCGCGCGCCGAGATTTCACCGGTGATCGAAGCGAAGGTCGAGAGCGTGAACGTCGACGCGTTCGATGCGCTCGACGTCAACTTCATTTTCAGCGCGGTGACGCCCAGTTGGACGGTGCCGTTGCCAATGTACTTTTTGGCTTCGTTGTAGAGGAGCCATGCAGATGCAGCCATGATGGGTCATTCCTTTTCTGAGAAAGTTGCGCCGGTGGCGACGATGTGAGCGATGAGACCGTCGCCGTAAACCGCGAGCTCGATCTCGTCACCAAGGAACTTGACGAGGTCGCGGAACTCGCTGGCCTGTGACGTCATCCACGGGGTGCACTTGAAGGTGCGGCCGCCACACGTCACGGGAATCACGAGTTCGGTGTCGTTCTCGGGTTGCGCGTATGCATGGTGGCTCCCGTCTTCCTGCACGCAGGAGTCGAAGCCGAAGAGATGCAGGCGTTTGAAGCCGAGCATTCGGAGCAAGGGGATAGCGCGGAGAACCACGGTGCTGCCGCCGGGGATCGGGAAATAGAGACCGCCGTTCTTCTCGCGCACGAGCGCCTCGTTCTCTTCGCCGATGTCGCCGGAGTGCCATAGCAACGTGCGATCGCGCGGCAACGGCGCCAGCGTGGCCGGGTGCACTTGAGAAGCGATGAGGTAGCGGCAGGCCGGCATGACTGGCTCGACGAAACGCGCGTTGAACTCGCGGGCGTCGAGGACGATCTGCATGCCGATTTGCGGGCCGAGGCCGTTCGCAATCGCCCATGTGTAGGCGCCGTTTACCGTGACGATGGCCGCGCCGCTGGCGCGCAATGTGCGGATGGTGTCGATATGCGCTGGCATGCTCGGGCCACCGGCCAGCAGCACGACCTCGCGGTCCTGCGTTTCGTGCGGCGACGCGTGCGCCCAGCCCGCCGAGATGTTTTCCCGGGCCTGCGCGCGAACGATGTCTTCCTTCACGTTGACGCGGCCCATCTTGATGAGTTCGCCGGCCTCGCCCCATGCACTGCAGTAGATGCCGCAGGCGCTGCCCATGTCTTTTGTCCAGTGCACCGACGCGCCGAGCTCTTGGATTTGCTGCACCCACCAAGCCATCGGCTGCACCGTCAGATGCAGCGTCTCGCCGATCAGCGAACCGAGGTGGTCAGGTACCGTCGAGATGCCGAAGAAGACGTGCTGCGCGCTGGCCAGGATGTTGAACAGGACCTTGCGGACATCCTCGGGCGGGATGTGCTCCATCACGTCGCAGCAGTAGCCATAGGCCGCGGTGTGCGGCGACGGCTGCGTCAGGTCGTGCTCGGCGAACGACAGGCGCGTCGGCTGGGTCTTGCAGGCCTCCGCGACTTCAGCGTCGAGGCAGTTCGCTGCGAAGTCGAGCATCTTCACGCGCATGCCGCCGAAAAGGGCCAGCATCAGCGCGCCGCGGCCGGTGCCACATCCGAAGTCGATCGCATCGGCATCGTGCGGCGGCGTGGCCTGCTCGAGAAACATCCTTGACCACAGCTCGCCCGGAGAAACCTCGCGGTACTTGTCGTGCTTCCAAACCTCGGCATACTTGCGCTGCTCGGGGTTGTAAGGTTTGACCAAGACCGTCGGTGCGTAACCGATCATGCCGACTTCTTCAGTCATTGCTGTTTTCCTGTGTTTCTGCTGGCGAGATTGTGGCATGGGGCATCTCGTGAGAGTGCCCCATCCGCCCTTACGGAATCACCATTGCGCGGCCATCGCCGAGCAGGTGTGAATGACAGTCTTTCTGCGCTTGGTCGCACTTCTCCGTCCAGATGTGCACGATCTCCGGCTTCCAGCGCATCCAGTAGTCACCGTGCCCACTGTAGCCCGCGGGCAGCGTGTTCGGATAGTTGTCGCTCGACAGGCGCCAGAACGCGGTGTCGCCGGTATTCGGGACCGGATAGAGAATTTGATAAGCAATCTGCGGGAGGGCGACAGGGTGCGACGCCGGGCAGTTGCCGGTGTTGTTCGCTCTGACGTTCACCGGGTTCGCCATGTGGCTCTTATGGTCCGGGCTGTCGAGGTTGACCCCGTCCCAGCACTGCGGGAAGTCGATTCCCATGATCAGCCAGGAGCCGTCTCCACCTTTGCAGTTCGTCGGGATGCTGGCGCTCCAATCGGAATTGCCACCGTTCCACACGCATGCATAGATCGCGGCGCTGCTCGGGTTCGTCGGCGTCCCCGCGGCGCTGCCGGCGATCATGCGGAGACCGACGGGGACGTCGGTGATCACGCTCGGCGGCAGGGCATAACCGGTTTTGTAGTAGAAGTTTGACTCCAGCATGGTCGGGACGAACTTCCCGGTCCGCATGTCGACCATCGAAGGCACCCAATAACTGGACTTGTTGATGGTGCCGCCGCGACAGGTGCTGTTTCCCTTCGACAACAGCGTTTCGGTCGTGGTGTTCTCGTCGACCCCGGTGTTCCCGAAAAAGGTGTGCGGGTGACTGACGCCGTACTGGCCCGGATAGACGATCGGGTCGACCGGCATGATCTTCGTGGGCTGGCAACCGGTGCGGAATGCGCCGATGTCGGAGCTCGGCGCGACCTCGGTCGTCGCGATCAGCATGTCGACGGACCAGCCGCCGGCCGGGCGTTGAAGGCGTGCGATCGCGGTGTTCCCATCGGTGTACGCCGTCGCCGCGAGGGGGACGTTCGGATTTGAATACATCGACGTCGGCTGACTGGCCGGCGGCTCCACCGGCGGCGGGGTCACCGTCCCCAAGACCTCGGAGCTGACCTCGCATGACTTCCGGGACCCGTTCTTCGGATCGCTTCCGAACGTCGCGATGCTGCACGTGTAGGTGCCGGGGTCGAAGGCCTTGACGACTGGAGTCGGCGCCGGGTTCATCCAGAAGACGCCGAAGCGGACGTTCTTCCGTGCCGTCAGCGTGAACGACGTAGAGCACGGGGCCGGGATGTCCTGGCAGTTTTCATAGGCGACGTTTGACCAGGTGATGTCTGTCACCGGAGGCGCCGTCGGCGGCTGGCATGCCGTGCTTGGGATCGTGGCCGGGGCCCATGGCGTCCAGCCCCAGCACGCATCTCCCTCCTTCGTGCGGACGAGGCGCGTCACCGTGCGCGTCTGCGTCCAGGGCGGCGTATTGGTTCCGCTGCAGGTGTTGACCTGGCTCGACGCCGGCGCCGCAGGGCAGTTCGACAGCTTCGTCGCGCGCGTGCCCGTGCGGCCGACACAGAAGTAATTGCCGCTGCCCTTGACCTCGACCTTTGCGTCAAGCGCGGCCTTGCAATCTGCGTCGGCTGTGGCGCCGGTGAAAGTCTGCTGAATGATGGTGTCCTTATTCAGCGTGACCTGCTCGGGTGTCCATGGCGTGTGCACGACCTCGGCGCCGGCATAGGCCGACAGCGCGAGCGCGATGGTGACGATGACTTTCTTCACGGGAGTACTCCTTCTTCCGGCGGGGCCTGTGGCCCCAATGTTTCGAGGGTGAGAGCGATGCGGTCATCCGCCGGCGTGCTGGTGTCAGCACACAACAGGAGGACGACGCGGACGCTCTCGCGCAGGGTCGCGAGTTCTTCGTTCGCGGTGTCACGTTGGGCGGTGATCTCCGCCAGGCTGTCGTCTTCGACCTCGAGGGATTCGATGCCAGCCTGGAGAGACGCCGCCGTGACTTGTAGGTCGGCGACGCTCATCGCGTCACGCTATGGCGTTGCCGAGAGCGAGACGCACATCGGACAGACTGTCATACGCCGTTTCGATTGCGGTCTTCAAGGCGTTGCGCTGGTCGGTCGTGGCAATCAGCTGTTGCTGCGTGCTGCCGAGGTTCAGGTTCGTCGCGTTCAGCAGCTCCTGCGATGCGAGGTACTCCTGAGTTTTCGACGCAAGCTGATCCGTCAGCGAAACAATCTGTGCATTGAGCGCGGCGACATCTGCGGGAACGTCTGGGCTCACTGGCAATTCCTGGAGGCCGGCGGTGATGCTGGCGGCGAGGGCGAGGAGGGCGTCTTTCTGGGCTTGCGTGGTCATGGGCGTGTGCTCCGATGGTGGGTGAAGTGGCGGCTATTCAATTCCAGCCGCCGGGGAAATACGTGTACCCGCCACCGGTGCCGCCTTGCTGCACGATGACACCGCCGCCGAAGCCATCGCGACCGGCCTCGCCCTTGTCGCCCTTCAGATCGACGGCCTTCCCCCAGTCTCCGCCGGGGGCTTGTTCAAACTGGAGTTTCGTCCCGTCCCAGCGGTGCGCCGGCATCGGGCCGATTTCACCTCGGGGACCAGGCTCGCCGCGGGGCCCGCGTTCGCCGGCCTTGCCTTGAAGGCCTGGCTCGCCGCGGTCACCCTGCAGCCCGGCGGCGCCACGCTGGCCGGGGGCGCCTTGCTTGCCGGCCTGGCCGGGTTCACCTCGGGGCCCGCGTGCACCTGGTTCCCCGTCGAGGCCGTCGCGCCCGTCGCGCCCGTCACGGACACGCGCCAGCACCTGGCGGACGATGCGACGAAAGAGCTCAGGTGAGAGCATGCGCGGCCGCCATGAACTTCTGGATCAGCGCGTCGGCGAGAGCCTTCGCCGCTGCGTCTCCTGAAGGCGGCGGGGGCGCGGGTTCCGCTGTCGGAGCCGGGGTCGGAGGCGGGCTCGCGGTCTTGAAGGGGTCCGCGCTGTCGTCGCGTCGCTTCAGCGCGGCGAGTGCGAAATTCTGCTGTTGCATGTACGGGGTGTCACCGCCTTCGGTGGGCGCGAGGTTGCGTTTCTCGCGCGCCTCGTTGGGCTTCATCCAGCCGCCTTTCACCGCGAGATCGAGCGCGGTGATCATGCTCACCGAGTCCATCTTCAGGAGGTCGTCCAGGTTGAACTCGGTGCCGTACTGCGTGCCGTCTTTGACGTCGACCAGGCCCAGGCCTTCGTCGAGCAGCGCTTCAATCGATTCCATCAGCGATTGCAGGCAGTCGCTGTAGTAAATCTGGTTCATGTCCTCGACCTTCAGACCCTGCGGGATCGTCCCGAAACCGGCCTTGAAGGGGGGCACGTGGAAGGCGGCGCAGACCATCTCCGCCGACATCTTGAGCTGCTCCGTCATCTGGGAGGCTTCCGCGGTCTGGTGCATCGGCGAATACTTGAGGTCGTCGCCGAGGACGGCCACCTTGCCGATGTTGCCGCGGGTGTAGTTCTTCTCCCAGTTGTCTTTGATCCGCTTCGCGGTCTCGTCACCGATCTCGCCGGGCGCGGTGAGGATGCCGCTGGGCCGGCTCATGTTCTCGAAGAACAGGGCGCTGTTCTTCTGAATCTTCAGGCCCTGCGATGCAGTCAGCGCGCACGCGAAGAGCGGCGAGATGCCGACCAGCGGGTGGAAGAGGCAGTACATCGTGTCATGGATGATCTCGCTCGCCGGCACGGCCGGAAGCGTCGAGTCGATCCCGGCCAGCATGTCGTCCTGCAGCTGGTAGTACACGGCGCCATCAGGGGCGACGAGCGGGGTCACGCGCTGCGGGTCGAGCACGTAGAGGCGGATGACGACGCCGCGCTGGTCGCGCTCCTTCAGGATGTAGGTGTTCCCGAAGATCAGCTTCGACAGCATCCACTGCTCTATGAACTTCTGGCGCGTCTGGAATCGGTTCGGGCGCCGCAGCACCGGCGAAAACGCGGCGCTGAATGTGGGGGCCCAGATGTTGCCCTTCTGCTCGACGAGACGGAGGCCGAGCTTCGCGATGTCGCTCGCGATCAGCGTCGCGCACGCAAACACCGGATTGGAGCGGAGGAGGCGATCGACCCCTGGATTCTCGATGTCGCTCTGGAAGTCGCCGGGGTGCCGGCCGCTGTCGAAGAGCGTCAGCCAGCCGCCGCGCTCCCCGTTGATTCCGGACAGTCCGCGGGGGATGCGGAAGCGGCTCGCCAGCGCCGAGGCGGCGCGGCTTACCCTGGTCGCGACCGTGCGGAGGCGGCCCGGCTTCTTCATTCCGCCGCCAGGTCGCGACGTTGATAGGTGCGCTTCGAAGCCGGCCGCTCCTTCGCCGCGGGCTTCTCTGTTCCGGCATCCGGAACAGGGTCAGCCGGCGGCACGTCAGCTGGAGGTGGCGGCGTCGGTGCGTCGGCGGGCGGCGGGATCTGCGTTTCCGCTGGAGGCATCTCTGGGTCTTCCTTTGGTGCCACTTCGACGTCAGCGCTCGCGCTTTCACCGACGGGATCAGCGATGCCAGATGGCGCCGGGAAACCGGAGGTGTGTTCGCCGATTAGGTGCGGTTCCCAGTGAGGCACTAGGCCGCCGCTCGCGAAGTCGGACTTCACGACCTCGGAAGGCGCCGGCGCGGGAGCTGCCGCGAGTCGGGTCGGCACCTTCTCGGACCAGCCGAGCGCGCGGACCAGGTTCAATTGCGATTGGCCGATCACCTGGTAGGTGTCGCCGACCTTGCGCGGGCGGCCGCCGTAGTGGTGCGGCTTGAGGGCTTTGACTTCGAATGACATCGGGTGACCTTTCGTAAAAAACCCCCGGGCCGATTGTCGGGCACCGGGGGCGCAGGTCAAGCGCGGAGCCTGATCAGCTTGCGACGCCGTCGTAATCGGCGTTACGCACGTAGGCCACTGCCGAGGTGCGACGCTTCGCGAAGTTGATCCGGCGGACCACCTTGAACGCGGTGCTTTCCGACTGGAACATGGAGGTCATGTTCGCGGTCGCGGCTGCCGGCGTGTCGGTGGCGCCCGTCGGTGCGGTGTCCTGCTCGATCATGGCTTCGCGGCTCATGCTGATCTGCACACCGGTGTCACCGATACGGTAGATGTCCGACGGCTTGAGAAGGATGATCTCGCTCGGGTCGACGTTGTCGCCGGTGTAGACCTTGTCCCCCAGAAGCACGCCGCCATCGACGCCAAGGCCCGGGAACTCGGTTTGACCGAGTGCGTTCACGAGCAGGCTCAGCGCCTTCGCGGTTGCGGGGTTCATGACGTAGACCAGGCCGGACGCGTTCTTCGCCGTGATGAACGGGCGATAGAGCGCCTTCACGTCGGCGCGGAGACCGGCGGCATCGTTGCCTGCGGTGTCGATGCCGGTGAGACCGTTCAGGATACCGGCAGGCGAGACGCCGGCCGATGCCGCGACAGAGCTGAGGAACGTGGTGTCGATGCGCTGGGCGCTGGCTTCCACCAGACCGTCGCGCACCAGGCCTTCCGCTTCCGGCGAGCTGTCTTCGATGAGCTCGTTTGAGATCACCGCCAGGGCGGCCACCTTCAACGGGTTCAGCTCGACGTCGCTGAAGTCGGCAGTCGTCGCCGGAATCGCCTTCGACTCGCCGACCCAGTAGCCGGTCGAGGCACCGTCGCGGCCCTTCACGTGCACACGTGCCGGGATCGGACGAAGCGGCAGCTTGTCGAAGATCGTCTTCGAATACAGGAACTCGATGAAATCGCCGGTGTACTTCGTGTCCGCCTGTGCCAGTTCGGCACCCCACTCGCCGGAACCGGTACCGCCGCCGGCCACGCCTGCCTTGATCAGCGCGACGAGCGTCGGGTTCGATTCACCCCAGCGCTTTTGCGCGATGTAGGCGGGCGACTCGTCCAGCATGCGGGCCAGCGCTTTCGCGATGACGATACGCGTGAAGTTCTGGCCCTTGAAGGCCTCTTCCTTGTCGGTCTTCTTGACGATGATGGTAGGGCCGCGGCTGGCACTGCCGGCACCGGAGCTGGAGCCGTCGACCGACTTCGCGGCCGATGCGTTGATGCTGTCCCAGCGCGCGACGCGAATCTGGGTGTCGAGTTGTTTCACTTCACCGGTGAGACCGTCGAATTCGTCGTTCTCCTGGTCGGTGGCTTCGTGGCCGTCGGTCTTCAGCAGAACGACGAGCTCGGCGAGGCGGGCGGCCTTCTGGGCGCGCGCTTCGGTCATTTGTGCAAGGGTCGGCATGATGTGGCCTTTCTGGGTTCGATGGTTGGATGGATTGCCTGACCCCGAAGCGCCGGGGGAGTTGTCGCCTCCGCTGCCGTTCCCTCGCGCACGGCCAAGCGCGGCCAGCGAAAGAGCATCAGCGGACTTGATTGCGAGAATCGTGGCTTCCTGGTTCGCCGCGATGGTTACCGCGGAGAGCTCGAGCCACTCCCACGCGAGGTACTTCAGCCCGTAGGAGCCGTCGATTCGCGAGTATTCGATGGGGTTGAAGCCGATCGAGAGACCGCCGACAAGGCCGGACTTGATCGACTGCCAGGCCTCGTCAAGCCGGTCCTTCAGCTTGCCCGGCTCGGCCTCGTTGTGAATTTCGCAGTCGACCTCGATCCCGGTGTCGGTGATGCGCGCCGCGGTGACCCAGCCGATCGGCTGTTCGCTGCGGTGCTGCCAGAGCAGCGGCATCGGCAGCTTGAAGACGGCGCCCTTCGGAACGACGATGTCGTCCATGCGGTCGGTGCTGATCGTCGATGCGACGCCGGTGAAACGGCGTTTGCCGTCGGATTCGCCTGAGGCTTTGAGCTTCAAGCAAGCAAACGCACGTTTCATCACCATGTCGGCCACCTATGCAAAAAAGACCTGAAACTTCTTCTTCCGCGGTTTCGGGTTCATGCTCATCAGCGTCGCGGCATCGAAAAGCGCCATCAGCGGATCGATCTTTGCGGTTCCCGCAGTCTGTTTCGTGATTATGACCGCATTACCCCTAGGTTCCGCACGAGCGTTTCCGAGACAGAACGCCATCAGGGGGGTCCCGGCGTGCTCGATCTCCTTCGACTTCAGCTTCCGCTCGACCGTTTTCACGATGCCGACCATGCTCCAGCCCTGAGGGACGCCGACGATCCGGGGCTGGTCCTTGTTGTTGTCATCGTTCAGGCTCTTCCGCTTCGCCTTGATGGCGTCGACGACGTCCTGAATCCCGGCCCGGTCGACGCCGATCCGGTCGAGAAGGCCGCTGTCTTCGACCAGGCCGACGATCTCCGCGAGTTCCTCGATGTCTTCGCCGGGCAGGAGCACGATGGTCAGGTCGCCCTGCTCTTCGAAGTCCAGGAACTTCGGTGCCTCGCTCTCGCGCAGGTCCAGCACGCTTTGCTGAATCCACGCGTGCACCCAGACGATCCACTTCTTCGTCTCCGCGTCCCGGCCAATGATGGCGAGGCCCAGCATGTCATCGAGCCCGCCGCCGTCGACGCCGATCGTGACGACGTCCGAGCGGGCCAGGAGCTGCTCGAGGCCTTCGTGACCGCTGACGAAGTCAGGCGATCCGCATGCTTCCCAGTACTGCGCCCCGACCCAGGCCTGAGCCAGCAGCGCGACGCCGATCTGGATGTTCAGGTGCTGCGACGCCCAGGCGCGGAATTCGGCCTCCGAGGTCTGCTCGGCGACCACCGCGGCATCGATGAGGCGCGGGATGTCGATCGACTTCCCAGCGTTCGGGGTGACCATCGTCCAGTTTGCCGGGTCCCGCCACTGCGTCGGCTCCTTCTGCATCTCCATCGGGAATTCGTAGAGCACCGGGAGCGTGCGGCCGTCGCGCTTGCCCTCGCGGATGGCGCGCGCCTTCGTCAGCTCGGAAGCGAAGATCCCGGACGGCTGGTCTTCGCTCTGCGTCGTGATGAAGGCGAGGAAGCCCTCGGGGAACGGCAGCATCCCGCCTCTGATCTGGCGCAGCGCTGACGCCGCCTTGCCCATCTTCGCCACGACGTGGAGCTCGTCGATCAGCGCGTAGACCGGCTTCGTCCCCGTCAAGGTGGCCGGGTCGAAGGTCATGATCTCGAGCGCGGCCCCGGTCTCGCGATGGATGATCGTCTTCAGGTGCTCGCGGATGTGGAGCTTCGCCATCAGAACCTTGTCCAGCTTGATCGCGCCGGCGGCCGCATCGAATGCGAGCTGGGCGGTGTCCTGCACCGGGGCCGTCATGATGAGGCTCGCGTTCGGCCGCCGGTTCATGAGGAGCGCGGTCAGCATCAGGAGCGCGCCGTTCGTGGTCTTGCTGTTCTTCTTCGGCACCAGGAGGAACAGCTCCTGAATCATCCGGACCCGGGTGACCTGGTCGAGCGATCCGAACAGCGCGCGCACGATGTCGCGGAACCAGTCGCCGCCGGCCTCGCCCATGGTGGGCGTCCCGACCACGTCGAAAAGCCGGAGCTTGTTGAAGATGTTGACGGCGCGCTGGCCTTCGACGAAGTCGAGCGGCAGGTCCGGCACCAGGCTTCGGCCCGAGCGCAGACGGTCGGCCCAGTCCGGGCAGGAGAGATTGAACGCCATGCTGACCCCTTGATGACGCCAGCGCGAGCCGGCTGCTTACTGCACCGGACCCGGCGGCCTCAGGAGGTCATCCCACCCTGTACCTACGTGCGCCGTCACTGCGTCCTTCTGCGCCTGCTCTTTCTTGCCGATCGGCTCGGCCTTCGGCTCTTTCACGGGGATGTCGGTCCCCGGCTGCTTCGCCGAGGGCGCGCCGATGGTGGGCACGAAGGCGAGGAATGCCTTCTGTGCGGAGACGTTGCCCTTCTTGCCGGCCCGGAACAGCGACAGGAGGATTTCCATCCGCTTCTGCGCGGTGCCGGCCGAAAGCTCGGCCTTGAAATGCTTCTCGAGGGTGTTGCGGGAAATCTGGAGGGCGACCGCGATGTCTTCGTGCGCCATTCCCCCCGCCGCGACGATCGCCACGTTACGGCGCTGGATTGCTGTCGGTTTGAAAGATGGTCGGGCCATTTCGAATTCCGATTATTGCGCAGTAACGAGAGAGTCCGCGTTTTTTGGACCACCCAGGAAAAAAACCCACGGATGAG